ATGCAATTCATCGAGAACTGCGCAGAAATGCCGGGGCGTCTCGCCAAGTTCAAGCGCTCCGAAGTCGAGCGCATCTATCAGCAGATGTTCAAAAAAATCTCGGGCGCCGGTGCTGGCCACGCCGCGTTCTCCCACTAACCCAGGCCACACAAGGAAACCCAAAAAATGAAGATGACCAGCAAAGCCGTGCTGCACGGCCTCAAGCAATCCAAGGGCGACTACGAGGGCCGCGCCTTCGACTCCACCACCTTCCACCTGTCGGTGGACATTGCCCAGTCCTCCAGCGGTGAAAGCATCGGCGTAGTCACTCGCCCGTTCAAGCTGGGCGACTCCACCGAGTTCAAGAAGTGGGAACACCTCAAGAACTCCTGGCCCATCGGCGGCGTTCTGTGCGATTGCGAATTCGACATCGTGGCCGGTGCTTACAACAGCACAAAGCTCACGCTGCTGGCGATCAAACCCGCCATCCAGGCCAAGGCCGCTTAAGGCCCAAAGGCACCCCGTGCGCAACGTGATCCAGTCCCGCACAACAGGCGCTTTCCTTGCGCCGTCTTTCGAGGACGGTCAACCGGAATGGGTCATGTTGCTCTGCGAAGCCGCCATTGTGGAAGACCTCGAAACCTGTGTGCAGCTCATCGAGGACCACACCGAGCCATTCCACCGCCCCCAGGTCATCGACCTGGATGACCTCTACAAAAAGCAGGAGCCAACTCATGCAATTTGATCCTTCCCTTATCTCTGAGCAGCAACTTTCAAATTTTGCAGTTGGCGTGATTTGCCTCGGGTTTCTTGCAGGCCTTGCTGGCGCCTTTGCTATGCATTTGGTCCTGACCATCTGCGAGTGGGTCGCTGCTCGTTTCATGGCCTGGGAAGAGCGCGCCGAACGCATTGCCACTGCCCGCGCTCGCGCTGCGGCGCTCTCCAAGGCCATGCCACGTGGCTGACCCAACAGTCATCGAATGCGCCACCGCCTGCACTGTCACGGTGATGCATCAGCTATCAGTCCCCCCCTTCAATCTCACGCTTGAAGAGGGGGCATCAATCGCCATTGCCATCGTGGCGGTATGGGCCGTTGGTCTCGCATTCCGCGAGTTCCATCGGGTCATCTTTGTCGATGGTTCTTCAACGAAAGAAAGTGAGTAACCCATGTCTCTGTTCCTCCGTGCAAAACAAGCCGGTGCCCGTTACGTCAAGAACGGCAAGCGCGTCGCTGCTGGTGCCGCTGTCATGGCTCTGGCTTCCGCGCCAGCCTTCGCCGCGGCCCCCGCTCAGCCTGATGTCACTGAGGCTGTCGCCTACATCCTCGCGACGATGGCCACGATCGCTCTGATCGGCAACGCCCGCCTGCTGGTCTCCGTGACCGTCAGCGTGTTCCGCTGGATTCGCGGCGCCGCACGTTAACCCGTGCTTGTCCTCGGGGCTGCAGACCCGGGGCCTTTGCCCATGTGCACGCTGTGTGCGCATCGTCAAGGGGTAGATATGGGCCTGTGGGTCATCGTCGCTGTGCTGGGGGCTGTATGGCTAATGTTCGCCAGCTAATTTTTGCCCTCGTTGGTGCACTGTTGCTATTGCTTCTTTTGGCGCCCCGGTCTGTTGTCGCGCAGACCGCTACGTGCAATCCTTCCTACTACCCCTCTCCCGCTGATCTGGAGAACTTTGGTCCCGCTGCTGGTGGTTGGTCCAACTCCGTTAGCTGCCAGCCCTCCACGGTCAACCAGGGCATGTGCGCGTACATAGTCCGGTCGACCAATTCGGACGGCGCTATTCGAAACAACACTGGCGCTTCTCATGCTTGCGTTGTCGAGCAGCCTAATCCCGATAAAGAGCGCTGCGCCTCTTTCGCTATCAGTCAAACCTTGCCCGGTGGTGCTTTGGTGCAGGATTACCGTTTGCAGGGCAATGTCTCCGATGGCGCTCAGTTCTGCATGTCTGGTGCATTCGATAGCCCGTCCAAGGGCTGCAAGGTCTCTTTCAGGCGCGAGACGTTTTTGAACTATGGCGGCGCTGCCTCCGTCACTGAGGGCTCGTTTTCTATGTCGCCGGACTCGTCCAGCGTCGATCAGTCCTGTTCTGTCGGGCCTGATTCGTCTCCGCCTAAGGTTCCTGAAAAAGAGAAATGCCCAAGCGGCTATACAGGCACTGTCAATGGCGTGGAGGTCTGCGTAAACAAGGTTCCTGACAGCGGTGCAGATGGTGGGTCGAACGACACGGAAACGAACGACGGCACTGAGACCACAAACCGCCGTGTTGACCGCACCACTAACTGCGACGGCGACAAGTGCACTACCACGACTACGACAACTACAACGCGCCGCAATAACAGCACTGGTGCCACGACCACCACCACGACTACGTCAACTTCCACCACTTCAAAGCCCGGCTTCTGCCAAGAAAACCCGGCCTCCAAGCTCTGCAAAGATGGCAAAGAGGACGGCTCTTCGTTCGGCGGCTCCTGCGCTGGCGGCTTCACCTGCGAGGGCGATGCCATCCAGTGCGCAATGGCTCAGGAACAGCACCGCAGGGCCTGCAAGCTCTTCGACGATCAGACGCCGGAGTCTCAGCTCTATAACGCGGAAAAGTCCAAAACCGGCAAACGCACTGGCGACCTTCCGGGCAATGAAACCATCGCTTTCGGTCAGAGCATGTACGACTCGTCAAACGCTCTCGGCCCCGGCACCTGCATGTCTGATTTGCCTGTTGACGTTCTCGGTCAGACCGTCTCACTGCCAATTAGTCAGATATGCCCGCACCTTGCAACGCTGCGCCTTGCGCTGCTTGCTTTCGGCGCGTTGATGTGGGTTCTCATTGTGTTCAGGGGGTAGTCCATGCCAGCATTCATTGCAGCGCTCATGGGGGCGCTAATCAACATCGCCGGGACACTGGTGGGCCGCGTTCTCATCGCTCTTGGCATGAGTGTCGTAACTTTCACCGGCGTGTCTACCACGCTCACCTGGGCGAAGTCCAACGCCGTTTCAGCGCTCTCCGCTCTGCCCGTTGAGGTCGTAGGCATGCTATCGAGCATGGGCGTCGGCGAGTTCCTCTCCATCCTGCTGAGTGCCCTTGCTGCGCGCATGACGCTGCAGGGCCTGACCGGTGGCACCGTCAAGCGGTGGGTGCTCAAATGATGCGCTCCCTTTGCTACCAACTCGGCTACCTGTACCTGACCACGGGCGGCAACGGCGCAGGCAAAACGCTCATGACCATATGGGACGTCCGCCAGCTTCAGGTGAAGACTGGTCGGCCTGTGTTCTTCTGGGGCTTCGCTGCAAAGCAACCCCTGCTGGATTTCGGCTGGAAGGAGTTTGAGCCCACTGACTGGGAAGCTCTGCCCGATGGCTCAATCTGCATTGTCGATGAGTGTCAAAAGGTCATGCCCACTCGGGCTACTGGGCAGCCTCCTGCGTGGATTGGAGCGCTCGCACAGGACAACCGAAAACGCGGCTTTGACTTCTTCTTCATCACGCAGCACCCGCTCAACATCGATAGCTTTGTCCGTCGCTTGATTGCTGCACCTGCGTGGCATCGACACTTCAAAGCTTCGATTTTGGGCGATGCCAGCAATGAATTGAAGTGGTCTGCGGTCAATGACCAGCCACAGAAAGACGGTTCAGGAAAGAATGGCGAAGTGACCAGCCGCAAATGGCCGCGCGAGGCTTTCGACTGGTACACCTCCACCAGCATGGACACCCGTAAGACCGGCATACCGCTCAAGGTCTGGAAGGGTGTCGGTGCGCTCGTGCTGGCGCTCGGCTGCGTGGGCTTCGTTGGCCATCAGCTCTACAGCATGACGTTGAAGGGTGGCGCATCCGGCGTCGCAGCATCTCTCCCTTCCGTACCCTCGACCTCTGCTCCCACAAAGCAGGCCACCAGCCCCAGCGGTCGTACCAGTGCTGAGCCTGCAAGCGTGGACGAATATCTGGCGGCCCGCACACCGCGCCTGAAAGACTTCCCCCACACTGCGCCGGCCTACGATCAAGTCACCGCCCCTTCTGTCGCGCCATACCCCGCCGCCTGCGTGCACATGGGCGCGCGCTGCGAGTGCTACACCCAGCAGGCCACGCTGATGCACGTCAGCATGCAGACCTGCCTTCAGGTCGTTAAGCGCGGCTTCTTCATGGACTGGAAGTCCTCACCACCTGCGGACACACAGCAGCCGCGCAACCCGCCCCAGATGGCCCAGCAAGTGGCACAAGCAGAGCCTGTGCGCACCGTGCCAGTGCCGATGCCTGCCGCGCCCCCTGAGCCTCCGCAGAGCCAATACCTGCAGGGCCTCGCTGCCCGTAATGCTCAGGTGCGCTCCAGCTTGATGCAGTGAATCCGCCTCTTTGCTGTGAGACAACGGGGACCCAAACCGTAGACCTTGTGTCGCAGGTTTGGGGCGGGGGTATGGGGCCGCAGGGCACCATGGCAGACGGTCATGCAACTCGTGCCCCCTGCTTCTTCGCACAGATACACTCATCACAAGGAGGGAGAACATGAGCAGGCGTCCGTTTCAACCAGACGACGAAGACACCGGAACATTTTTGGTTGATGTACTCAAGATCGCTCTTGGCGTGTTTTTTGGCGGGCTTGCTGCTGCCTTCACCTACGAAGCAATACTGGCGTACCGTGCGGAGGAAGCAATCCGCAAAGCCTCCGAAGAAATCAAGGCCCAGAACGCACGCACCAACGCCGAGATCGCCAAGCAGAACGAGCTAAATCGGCAGGCAAGGGAAGAAGAGCGCCAACGCGTCGAGCGTCTGCGCGCTTCTCAGGCCATAGAAGCCCGTCTAGAGTCCGAACGACGACAGCGGAAAGAGGACGCATGGGCCAAATTCCATCAGCCCTCTCCTAACTGCAAACTAGACTCAGGCACCGCAGCGTGCGCCAATGAATACATGGCCGCGCGCAAGCGCTTTGAGAGCCAGTATGTAGACCGTTGACCGTCTACGGATACGCGCGCGTTTCCACCACCGAGCAGAACACCGCCGTACAGCTCGCGGCATTCAAACGCGCAGGAATTAAACACGTTGTGCAGGAAAAACGCAGCGGCGTAGCGCGGCGCCCTGAGCTGCTAGCCCTTCTCGCAAAGCTCCGCCCAGGTGATGTGCTAGTTGTCTACAAGCTGGACCGCCTATCCCGCAGTCTGCAGGATCTGCTTCGACTCTGCGAGTCCTTGGAACATGCCGGTGTCTCGTTCCGCAGCCTCACGGAATCAATCGACACCAGCTCGCCCGCAGGCCGCATGTTCTTTCACATGCTGGGCGCTTTCGCAGAGTTCGAAAGAGCAATGATCCGCGAGCGTTGCGCCGCAGGATTTGAAGCCGCAAGGGCCAGAGGTCAGAAGTTCGGGCGGGCACGCTCCATGCCCGAGAAAACCGAAGCCAAACTGGTGCGTATGTACCTCTCCGGCAACTACACCATGCAGGCCCTGGCGGATTACTTCGAGGTGCACACCTCTAGCGTGAAGCGGGCGATCTATCGTGTCACCAAGCCCGACCATAGCAGCCTCAGATAGCCAGCTGACCGTACCTTCGCTTTGTGTCTCAGCAGGTGGCTGCTACGATGGCTGCAACCGGCCAGAAGCTGCCGGTGGTGAATCTTGAAAGCGGACGCTCAATGAACCGATTTGGCGGGCCACTGAATTTTGGTTCGCTTTAGCGGTGGGTCAGACGTTGTGGGCTGCTGCCAGTTTCAAAGACACCTTGTTCAGGCGGTTTGTTCAAGATTGCGAATTACCTTTTCGACTTTGACTTTTCAAAGACGCCTCGCAGCACATCAGTCAATACTGTTTTTAATAGAGGCTCCGAATGAACCTTCATCATGTTTCCTGCCTGCTCTTGCAGGGACACGAACTTCGGAGCAAAGGGCGAGTTCTGCTTATCTGAGGCTACAGAATCAAACTCCGCCGAAGTCATGAGTGGTGCCCACGCGTGAGCAAGATTTCTATTCCATTGTTCTTGATGCTTAGGAACAGAAACAGCAATTTCCGTTCGTAGAAGCGCATCTGCCTTTTGCGGCCCTAGCTCAGCCTCTACACCTTTGTAGGTCGTTGTGGCTTTGGCGATCTTGTAGGTCATGCCCGTGAGGTTTTCACCGAGTCGCAGAGCTTTGACCATCTTTAGTGCACTCTCTTCGCTTTGTCCAAAAGCGATCAGCGTGGCAAACATGAGTACGGATGCAATTCCGATTCGAAAAGCAATGAGCAATTTTCTTGAAGTTGACATGGGCTTTAGGTTCTTGGCATTTCTCGCAGTACATAACTCATACAACGACAGCGGGCGCGGTCATGGTGATACCAGACCACCTGCGCGAGCATAGCCGTTGTCGGCCAGGAACAGTCAGTGTCGGCAGGTGAAAGCGGACCTTAAACAACGACGGGCAAGACGGTGCAAGGGCGTAGACCATCTAGATGTGAAAACGTCCAGCGTGAAACGAACTCTCTGCCGCGTAACAATGCCCGGCCACCTCAGCCCCGGACAGCGAACGCTTTCGCTCTGACCGTCTGCAGCTAACAAACTCCAGTCGCAGTCAGCTGTTGCTGATCACAGCCATACAGTGAGGGACCCATTCTGTTCCACGCCCCTCCTCGTGCTGCAAATTAAAAGTTGTGCCGGTAGTGCATTGCATGTTCAATCAAAGTAGACCGTGACCTCTGTCTGTCTTTGCTCTACACGAAATATCCCGCACACACCCTTGCACTGCCGAGATGAAGTTATTTCTTGAACACTTTGGACTATTAATTTTTGTTGCCATCCTTGTAGTCTGGTTGTTGATACTGCTCGTGCGATATCCACTGCAAAACGAAAACGAAAGTGTCCTCAAATACCTGTCTCGGTTCTGCAAAAAATACGAAGGCTTGCCCTGCTTGCAGATGAAAATTGTCATTTGGACATGTTCTTTGGGGACAATTTTTGCAACTCTAATGAATAGTTTTATTCGGCCTTGAATGGCTCCAGGTCAAGTCATGGGGGGGACCTGTACCGGTCACTTAGGCTACCAAACATCCCAAGGCAATTCACACACATCTTTCAATGATCGCTTTGAGGCACGCAACTGAGAGACCGCTCAGGGCCCAAAGCGGAAGCTCCCCAGCAATTGCTAAGAAGGTTGCTTTGATGCCCCTTGCGTCATCGGTCCCCAGTCACCTTGACGCCGAGGTAAGTTTCTAGGTCATCCGCGGCGCACTGCGCTTGCCCTCGAACGAACTCACTTTCGTCAGTCAATGCACGAGCGATGATTGAAACAGCGGTTTCTGTATCAAGTGCTCCGCAGGTGCGAGCGACATGCCCCAGCCCGAGAATTGCATTCCCACGAACATTAAAGTGGGGGTGCGTTGCGAGGTGGAAGCAGATGCCCTCGACCCAGCCGCGCTCGCAATCCGGGGCATTCATGCCCAGCACAATTGGAACGTAGAGAAGTTCTTCAGGGTCGCCACGCTGAAGCGCGGCGTCGATATCGGCCTCTGTCCAGCCTTTATGAAACGGTCCCATTCATGCACCGGTGATGTCTATTGCGTATCCCTGAATGTCAGGTCCTGGCCGAGCTTTGCCTGTCAACGACGGGCGGTAGCGGGCTCGCTCCCAACGCGATCGTGAGTGAGGGCGAGAAGGTGTTGAATTGCATCGGTGATAGTCCACTGCTCGAACCCGGGGGAAATGAGGGAGCCGTCGGATGCGACCTCTGAAACGTTGAACCCTTCTTCAACGTCTTCGTAGTAGATGGCTACTTGCCCAAGCTGTGCCACGATAAATACCGATTCGCTCACACCGCCACGCATGACCGATGCGGTGCGAAATGGGACGCGAAAGCGGGCAAACTGTTCGGCGTGTTCTTGTAAGCACTCGGCGAGCTGATAGGACAATAGTCCCTCCAGCTCGTCACGAGAAATTGGAGTCCAGCGGTTCATAGCTTTTTGAATGAGAGCTCACGGAGGATTCTGACGGACTGGCGAAGGGCCGCTTGTGGCCGTGTGTTGACTGTTACGCGTCGATTGCTCTACCTACCGGCTAGTGTGAGGAGCGCGGGACCAAACACAAGGGCGCAGATCAGCAAGATGACTGGTACGCCAATAACAAACCAGATCATCAATCGTCCCTCCCTCTTGAAATGGTGGTTGACGCTCTTGGTGATGTCAGTGGCGACTGCTTCGTCGTGGGATTGGTTTGAGTTATTCAAGAAGTGCTTTCGCAACGATTCGTCTGACCGCTTTTGGCCGAGGGCCGTCCTATCGCGCACCCGGCCAGAAAGGCCAGAGGCTGCCAAGGACGCGGGCGGTCGGCCGCACTTTGGCGATGTCATCC